TGAGAAATGATCCATCACTAGGGCAGGGACACCCTCCCGTAATAGGGGTACTCAGATCAAGTAACCCCCAGAGGCCTACCCGCTTTGAACGTATCCTTCGAGAGAATGAAGTTTGGGAAGAGTACCATCCCCCACCAAGACCCATTCCAGAAACCCGAAGGACCGAAGTCACTGAAGAAGAGCTTGCAGCAATCTTTGACAAGCCTAAAAAGTTAATTGCTCAAGCGCCTAATCCCATGGACATCGACATCATCAAATGCATGGAAGAGGTTATAGGTAAGACCCGCTAGGTGTATTCTGTACCATGTTGTTCAGACTAGACAACCCCCGCTTCATCATGAATGCGCAGGAATTCCCTGCGAATGTGGTTTTTTATTGCCTGGCTTATCAGGGTTGTACAGGGGATCTCATAGTAAACTACACTGATCCATCTACTTCAAGACGAGTGACTGACTCTATCACCCCAACTCGAAGTTTACAGATCTTTCCTGGAATGACAGTTCACGAGTATGTAGCCCCATTTACTGATTTGCATGATTCGTTGGGTCGACGTGGAGCTACCCTCGGATTCAACTTCGTAGCTAGAAGCTCATTCAGGGTTGCTGGAGCCAACTACGGGATTCGAACTCTTGACCTCATCATGATCTTTCCAGTCATCGGAGGAGGAATCATTCGATTCCAATCTGGGGGCCAGGAATGGGAGATCGCCAACCCAACTTTTGATCCCAATGCTCCAGTACCCGGTATGAGTACCAGGTATGATGGTTTTGGAAGAATGGATGAGTACGTTAGTGGGCCGGCTGGTATTGATAATCACCGAGTTCCAGACGACGTTATGATCAATGCCTACCAACGGTCACACCGTGGATATGTGGGAAACACTGATGAAATCGAACGTCGTCGAGCAGCACGGTTGGCCGACTTTGATCTTCGAGAGGTCACTGAGGTAGAACGGATTCGTGAAGCCGAGTCTCCTCCACAAGAATCCGGACCTCGACTAGCTATGTCTGCTGCTGATATCCGAAGACAAGAACGATTAGCTCAGATTCAAGCAGCTGAAGCTAGACAAGTGGGTCAAACACCTACTCCAGTGGTCTCAGGGTTGATACTCGGAAACGAACCTCGACCTGAGCGTGAAGTCAATTTGGTTATCCCAACAGGAAGAGCACCCAAAGCTCCACCGAAGACCAGGCTCGAGAGAGCTGCATCAGATGACGAAGAAGATTGATTGATCTTCGTCATCATGTTATTTGATTGGGTCTTCCTAGTGGAGGAAAAATGAGACTTCCAAAAGAGTTAGCCCCCCTCCTGACTGAGATCAGAATCACCATTCGGCATATCATTGGGTTCAGTCTACGAAGGATCTCGGATATCCTCTTGTATGACTACGAGATGCCGTCTAAGGTGAGTAGTAAGCCAGAGGTGGAGGAAACCCCAGCCCCTGTTGAGTCTGATCCACCTCCACCCAAAGTTAGGGATAGAAGCAAGTACGACCCAATGGAACATGGGGCGGTACCCTCAGCCTTGTACGGAGCCCTCACTATCATACTCCGACACGGACGGGAAGCTTCTCTGACAGTCAACCAGATCCTCGAAGAAATAGAGGCCACTGATTCAACTCTTCGCAAGGGGTTGAAGGTAATGGAAGAGAAGGGCGTCATGGGACATAAAGGGTCCCCAGCTGAGTTCTTTATCACTAATGAAGCGATGGCTCTTGTATACCTGCAAGAGTTCAAGGATCGAGAAGTTCCACTCTTCCTAAAGGAGCCTAGGGAAGCGAACGCGGGCTTGCACTAACTTCCGGTACAGCGCCTCTTTCCCAGGCATTGAGAATGGGAGTGTGATGAATATCTTGTCGTCACCCGAGTCCCCGCCCCATAGTACCATCTCGTATGCAGCCCATTCGAACGGTCCAACAATCATTGGTTCGATGGGCTCCTCAGCATAAGCTAAACACACATGTGGCTTATACTCCGGGTACTTCTTTGAATATTCAACCTTCGCCTTATCCAATGACCTACACAGATCTTCTTGAAAAGTCATTAATTCTGGGCTATTAACAGAACAGATGATGGGAACTCCATCATCACCTTTCGGAAAACAGGTGACCTCTTCTACGAGAAGTTGGATTGGTTTGGTGCGAGATGCTACCTCGTAGGCAACTACGATAGCCTTAGAGATGCGGTCAATAGGAACGTTACTACCAAAATATATGGCAGTTATGTGCAGATTACCCCTGCTCTCGACTTCACCAGGCACTTCTATTTGGGAGAGCAAACGCCCAACCTCGTTCGGAACTTTTAACCCAATAAATGCCATTTTTTATTACCCTTACTGAGCAGAAAGCTGACTCAATTGTCTACTGGCTTTCCCGTGACCTCGACGTGGACATCCGTAGCGTTTCAGTATGCTACTGATACATGAATCTGTTACCTCATACTTAGCAGCGAGTTCAACAGTGCTACTCCCAAGCTGGTACTCCTGAAGAACCTGTAGAGATTGATCTTCAGTCAAACCCCCACGGGCCTCACGTAGAGTTCTTTTTCTGCACCCATTACGCTCCAAAATATTGGAGATAGTAACGTTGGAAACCCCATACCTAGCACCTAATTGAATTGCACTTTCACCTTCGAGGTATTCCCTGACAACCTTCGACTCCTGTTCTCGTGGTAAACCCCCACGAGCTTCTACGTTATCTCGTCTTCTAACCCCATGACGTTCAAGTATACTAAGAATTGTTGTCTTCGACACCCCATACTTAGCACCCACCTGAGGAGCGCTCATCCCCTCCATATAATCATGTACTACACAGGATTCTTGTTCTACTGGTAACCCACCGTTCGACAAGCTAATGCTCTTCACGGGGAACTTATTACGCCTCAGAACCCCAAGGATAACTACATAGGAAACCCCGTACTCTCGACCAACCTGAGAAGCATTATTTCCATTGGAGTATTCCAAAATCACTTCAGGTTCTAATTCACGGGGTAAGCCACCCTTTGACTCGCTTTGCGTTCTTCTTTGGCACCTATGCCTTTCAAGGATATTGAGAATTGTCGATGCTCTAACCCCATATTCATCCGATAATTGGATAGATCCAAACCCCAACTTGTACTTCTGGACTACCTCTAATTCCTGATCCTCAGTTAAACCCCCATGGGATAGGGTTAATTTTCTTCTAACCTCCCCAGTTACACTCCAACCCCTATCACCCCCGCTCGTCAAATTGTAACCCAAAGGGGTCTCGCTCTGGTAATACCTAATCCAATATGACTCGGCTTCATTCAAAGATTTCGTATCAGGGTACTGACCAAGTTCTTCGATTACAAAGTTGACTAGACCGTACTTTCTCATTGCTCTGTATAGGGGCCTCTGGTTCCCGTTACGAGACTCTTTCTGGTGGGCTTTCCACCTACTTTGAATCGATACAGTTTGGCCAACGTATCTCTTACCATTCACAAGATTGGTGATAAGATAAATCACATTTGATGGCTTCACATGGATCAATACACTATAAGTACATTAGGGAGAGTACCTAGCGTATATCAGACCATTGTATGGGTATGATCTGGACGAACAAGTTCATCAATTCCCGATTTTTAGGTACAACTTTTTCTACAGGGGTGTAAATGGAATCATGATCGAACAAGTAGTCAAGACACTTAACAAGTATTCGGTTCTAAGAAGCACCCCTGATAAGCCATTTACTCTACGCTCAGGGGCAAAATCCCTAATTTATGTAGATGTCCGTCTTACAGCTCTCAATCACGAAGGGATCTGGGTTCTAGCTCCCTTCATCTACGAACAAGTGATCAAGTACTCCAACGTTGGTTTGGTAGCCGGAGTTGCCATTGGTGGATGCCCCTTGGCCACCGGAGTCTCAATGTACTCCTCTACTCGAAGTCAACACTTGAATGCGCTCTACGTAAGACCTGAGGCCAAGGATCACGGAACGGGGAAGCTAGTCGAGGGCTCCTTCAAAGCTGGCGACGAAGTCATCCTTGTTGAGGATGTGGTTACCTCTGGGGGTTCCTCCGTGAAAGCCATCAAAGCTCTCCAAGAAGCCGGACTCAAGGTTCTAGCTGTAGTGGCTGTCCTCGATCGAGATGAGGGTGGAAGAGCCCTCATCGAGCCCCTTTGCCATTTTCACTCCCTAACAACCCTCAAAGAATTACTAGGTAATTGAATTATTCTTGAGGGCCTGTACAGGGAAAGTTAGGTATCGGCCCTCAAAATAGTTGAGAACTATGGGACTCATACGTAATACTTTATGAGGCCCATGAACTCAGAAAGTATCCTAAGTTTTCGAACCCGAAGGCGCATTGCTAAGCTCTGGGGGGTTCCACCTTATCGAGTCGATGTTCAAATCGATGTAGCCAACCGTAAGCTAATAGCCACCCTCGATGGAAACCCTCCAGATAAGGAAAAGAAAGCCATACTAGAGCAGGACGTCTGTGAGTCCACAAGGAACAGGAAAAGGTCGATGAACTAATGAAAGTCTATCGAGCAGAAACCAGGGTCGACCTGTTTGATGAGTCCTATAGGACACTTCGAGTCAAGTTAGGTATTCGTGATGCTGCAACAGCAGCTCTTAATGATACCGTTGGCCCAACTACAGTCACACCGGTGCTCGGTGGGTATGAGATAGTTTGCCGAGGAGTCCTCGAACTGTCGGATGATAACGAAAGTTCTTTCCATCAAGCAGCTCGAAGAGTAGCATCAAAGTTCAAAAGGTAAGCAAGATGCCAGAAGATTCTGTCAATGTTGACCCCCGTGTTGCTGTGTACGCTGGAAGTTTTGATCCTCCTACCCATGGGCATCTAGATCTCATCCTCAGAGCTAGTCTCAGGTTCGACACCGTCTACGTAGGGATCGGTAACAACTCGGCTAAGTCCCCCTTCTTCCTGCCAGGAGAGCGCAAGATCCTCCTCGAGCTAATTTGCAAGGGAATCAGCAATGTGAAGATCGAGATCTTCAGTGGACTACTCGTCAAGTACTGTGAGCAAGTTCAAGCCGGCATCATCATCCGCGGACTACGGTCAGTATCAGACTTTGAGGTTGAATTAGGTATTGCTCACGTGAATGCTCAACAGGATCGTGGGATTGAAACCTTCTTCCTGGCGGCACGTCCTGAGCACGCTTTCATATCCTCCTCAGTAGCCCGAGAGCTGGCCCGTCACGGAGGGAACCTCGAGTATTATGTTCACCCAGAAGTGGCCGCTGCCATGAAGAAGAAGGCTAGTGGGTAGTAAGCGACCCCTGACCGAGCGTGACCTTGACGTACTTGGTGAGTTGGTACATCAATCCAAGGATGGTAAGTGGTTGCGCCCGATGGATGTTGGAGGTACCGATGGATCTCACCATTCAGTCACTCTGAACAAGCTAGTCAATCACGGCTTGGCCAAGCTTACTTGGTTTGGGTACCCATGGAAACCTCGTAGTCACAAGCGGTACTTGGCGACTGAGGCTGGGGTAGCTCTGGATCAAGATTGCAGACTGAAGAGACGGGCGGTTTTGAGAAAACCATAAGGTTCTCACTAGGGTCAGAGAGATCTAGAATAGTGTTCCTGAGTATCTGAGCCAGTTGGGGAGAGATCTCAAACCGATCAGAATTGACGGTGATGCTATTCAGAATATCACCGTCATTGTGCCTTTTCGTGGAAGCCCACCAATCAAGCAACATCTCGAAAATGTCAATGAGGTTCATACCCTCAACCCCATTTTCGAAATACTGAGGGTGATGGCG